TTGTATATAACCAGAGTAAAGAAAGAGAAGCCGTTCACCAAAAAGTTTGTATGGGGTCTGGCAAAGCCTTGTGCTGGTTGTGAAAGGGCTATAGCAGCCTTTGGTCTAAAGAGAACGATATACACTTGCGATGAAGGATATGAGGTGGTAGAATGAAAGCATGGGATATGTTGAGAGAGCAATTTAAGCCTGACGGTAAAGGTCGGTTTAAAACTACCGATGCTATGCTAGTAGCAAAGCAGTTAGAAAAAGAAGTTGAGCGACTACAGAAGTATGAGGAATTGGTAAAGTTTATCGCCGACGATTATATCGAACTATCGTATGAAAAGGTGCAGTGGCAGCGTAATGATTGGCGCAAGCGTTGTGAGAAACTTGTCAAATCAGAGTATAAAAATGAGCGATAAAACACTAGAAGACCTTGTGGAAGAATGTCCATATGAAACGAAACTGGCCGTTACCGCATGGGTAATGAAACATATCGTGGAACATGCTAAAGAAGGCGGCTCTTTTCGTTATCTAATCTATCAACGCCTAGGATTTGATCTTGACGCCTATGTGCCTCTATACATGGCTGGCGGTATGGAAATCTCCAATGAGTTTGATATGGAGAGAATAGATAACATTAGAGCAAAGGTTAGAGAAGAAAAGATCGATGCTCTGAAACCGCTTCTTGGTTTGTGCGACGAACCAGGATGTTTCAATAGTGTTAGTCGTGGTTGGTCTACCGAGGATGGTGGATATCGTATGACTTGCTCCGAACATTGTAAGAAAGAATAATGATATATATTGTTAATGTGTCCGAGTTGGCGAGAGTCAATCGTGAGTATTGGTGCTGTGAATATGTTATCACTTACATCGGATCCGCTGACTGTCCTGCTAGTGATTGCGAACTAAGAATAGGAGAAACTAATGGCTAAAACATTCAAACAAGCCTTTGCCGAAGCACGAAAAGCTGGCAAAGATGTATTTCTTTTTGACGGTAAACTATACACGACCGACGTTGCTGTAAAGGACGCTGACGAAACAAAGTTTGTTGACGTTACCAACACCGTGGCTGACGCTAAGGTTCCTACTGCTGGTAAACTAAAGAAGAACGTATGGCCCACGCAGCGTGAACTTCGTGCCAAGTTCGGTACACCAGATTACGGCGGAGCATTTAGAAAGCATATGGTTCAGGTCAATCTACCATATACCATGTGGATGGACGATATCAAGATTACCAAGACATGGATGAATAAGTCCTGTGCTGATTCTCTTGTTCGTGTTCTAACATATGTGTGGGACGAGAATGGCAGAGACTATGATAAGATTAAGGCACAGCAACTACACGTCTTTTCTGGCACCTGGAACATCCGTAACATGCGTGGCGGATCTTCTCTTTCTACTCATGCTTTTGGTGTTGCTATTGACATTGCCGCACCTTGGAATGCTCTTGGTAAAAAGCCAGGATACAATAAGCATTCTTTCACTGAAAAGTCTCTAATCGTTCAGGCGTTTGAGGCAGAAGGATGGGTTTGGGGTGGTCGTTGGGAACGCCGTCCTGACGGTATGCATTTCCAGGCTGCTCGTATCTAACAACTGGAGTTTTTGTTATGAAGATGATTCACAAGTATCCGCTTGCTACGGATATTCATCATAATATGGTGACCGAGATTGAAATGCCACGAGGCGCAGAGATACTATCATTGCAGATGCAGGGTAGTATTCCTGTCCTCTGGGCAATCGTCAATCCTAAGAAAGAAAAGCGTAAGTATGTGTTTCATGTCTTTGGCACTGGATATGAAATGCAGGATTACGAGCGAAAGCATTATGTTTATGTTGGCACTGTTCAGCAATCAAGTTGGACAACTCTTGTTTGGCATATTTTTGAGGTGATAGAATAATGACAACATTGAGAAGGGCGGCGATTATAAAAGAGTGGTCATACGATGTTATAACAGATTCCTATCGGCATATTTCTGGTGTAACTGTTGATAGAATTGATATAGATAGAGTCAACGGTGATTTAGAAACGGTACTAGATAATGCTCTAAAGATGGCTTCTGTAGGAGCAACAGGAGCAGTTGGCGCACCATATAATCCGTCGATTGTCTATAATGGACCGCCAGATGGTGTAACATCGGTATCGGCGATAACCGCATCTATCCAAAACGATCAACCTAGACATATTACAATACAAACGAGTCTGGGTGATATAGCTTTAAATCTCAAAACCGGAGACATAGCCATACCAGTAGGCGTCGGCCGTGATGATGCTATTCGTGAGTTTTGGCTAGGCTTTCAGAAGCATTTTCAGCCTCTTGATAAGAAAAGTTATGATGATAAGATACTTTCTTTAGAAAGGGAATTGGCAATGACAAAATCTTCTGCGGCACTAATGCGAGCGGAAAATCAAAAAGAAGCCAGTAAGAGAGTTGCCGAAAAGGTTGCCAAGAAGTATGGCAACGAAAAGTTTATTATGATGAAACCCGCTGACCTAATCAAGTTTATTGAGGAAGAATAATGAGTAAGTTGAAAACACCACTTAGATATCCTGGCGGAAAGTCAAAAGCAACTACCAAGATGGCACCTTTCTTTCCGCCAAAAAATGATGTAAAACACTATAGAGAACCGTTTCTTGGAGGCGGTTCTGTTGCATTATGGATGGTCCAGAACTATGACCTAGAAACCGTATGGGTCAATGATCTATATTGGCCTCTTTATAACTTCTGGATTCATCTTCGTGACCGAGGCGATGAATTATCGGATGCTCTATATGAAACAAAGGTAAATCATAGCGCAGAAGACAAAGCAAGAGAATTGTTCGAGTTGTCAAAGAAAGAATTGGGTGACAAAGATACAACACCTTTTGAAAAGGCCGTCAACTTTTGGATTGTCAATAAGTGTTCTTTCTCTGGTCTGACCGAGTCATCTTCTTTTTCTAAGATGGCCTCTAATGGCAATTTCTCACTCAATGGTATTAAAAATCTTAAAGAGTATAGTAAGATTATCAAAAATTGGAAGATCACCAATCTATCATATGAAGAACTTCTAAAAGATGCCGATGATGATACATTCATCTATCTAGATCCGCCATATGAAATTAATTGTAATCTCTATGGTAAGAAAGGTGATATGCATAAGGGGTTTGATCATGATATATTTGCGGAGTGCTGCAATAGACCTACTCTTGCCAATATAGCAATCTCATACAATGCCGATCAGTCGGTAAAAGATCGATTCCCAGATTGGACACAGAATGAGTTTCCTCTAACATATACAATGAGGTCTAATTCAGCAAATTACCGCAAGAACCAGCCTAAGAGAAACGAATTGTTGCTGACCAATTATGACTAAATATAAGAGATTAATTCTCTTATAGGTAGTTAAATGGCTTACGAACCATCGGAAATAATGTTTGCAGCATGTATGCTGTTTTCGGATGATGAATTAAAGAAAAACTCCACAGACGCAGAAACCCTAAAATCATTCATGACTGTTGCCAAGAAAAGAGCGGCGGCAAGTATACGATTTGGCAATGATATGATTAGAAAGGGTTTCATAGATTTAATGGAACCTACCGACAAAGGTATCAAAGACCTGGTCGTAGGAATGTCTGCTGCTATCTCAATGCGTAAGGAAGTATCCTCAAGGGAGAAAAAAGGATCTCCTACCGTCTATATGACAGGTAATGTTTGGCCAAAAGAAGTAGAAAAGTTTAGAGTCAGTGCTTATGGATTCGAAGACTATAATTCGGCCGATGTTCTATTCAGCTATAATGGCACAAAATTTTATGGCGTTTCTTTAAAGAAAAAGCCTAAGCCAAACGCACCAGAACCAACCCTCATCAATAAAGCATTTGACTCTGTTCTAGAAGGACCGGAGTTCGCTAAAGTTAGAAAGCAGCTTGTTGATGCTCGTATCAATTATTTCGCTGACCTTGTTATCCAAGCAGTGGATCAAAAAATCATAAAAAAGACAGATATCAAAGATTTCGATAACCTCAAAAGAACACCAGAAGGTCGTAAAGAGTTATTTGAGGCCAAGAAAAGAGATAAAACCAAGTTCGATAAAAGTTATATCGATACAAAAGGTTACTCAACATCTAAGATGGGTTATAAAGACGAGAACACAAGAGATCCGAAATCTATGAGGTTCTTTGTCAATAAGAAGTTGTCCGATCCCAATAACCCATTATGGTCACAGTTCATTAAGATAATGAACGCACATTCTGAATTACTTGCAGAATCTCTAATCAATATTATTCTCAAAACAAAACTATATGAGGAACTTTCTGCAAAAGACCTTAAAAAATATAAATTTGCTTTCTATCTCGTTACTGGTATTGGTGACGTTACCAAAACAAGCGTATCAATCCAGCCTGCACAAGTCATTTCTTTAGAAACCACATTATGTGGATTGACAAGAATTGACGAACAATATGCAAAACAGGCATATAAGGTTGAACTGAATAAGACCAAAAAAGGCGCATCGGACGCCGCCAAAATCTTTATGCAATTAAAGAGAGGCAATCTAGTCTTGCTAGATTTGGAACTAAGATATAAAGGTGCTTTTACACCACAGCCACAGTTCCAAGGAACACTTAATCAACAATTCAAAAGTCTTCTAAAAAACGAGTGTGGTATCTAATGCTTAATTTGAATCAATATCTTAAAGAAGCAGCGGCTGAAAAAGATCGCCATCTAACTCATATCGAGGATGCGGTATTGGAGGGTGGTGTCGCAGGCACCCGCAATGCCATAAACTTTCTAATCTCACTTAGAGATATGTTTGCCGATGATGGTCAGACTATATCCGAAGCAAGAGGCGGTCTTATTCTTAGAACCAAGTTCGACGGTGCTCCTGCTATCTATGCAGGTATCAATCCTGAAAACGGAAAGTTCTTCGTTGGATCAAAGTCTATCTTTGCTAAGAATGCTAAACTAAACTATACAGAAGCGGATATTCGTGACAATCATTCTGGTGGCCTTGCTGATAAATTATCACAAGCATTGAAGTATCTGCCAGAACTAGGCATCAAAGGCATTGCTCATGGCGACTTCATGTTTTCCAAGAGTGATCTAAAAGACGAGACAATCGACGGCAAGAAGTATATCACATTCCGTCCTAACACTATTACCTACGCTGTTCCTGCCGATTCTAAACTGGCACGGCAAGTCAGAGCGGCTAAGATTGGTATCGTATTCCATACCACATATCATGGCAAGACGATGCAGACTCTCCAGACACATTTTGATATCAATGTGAATAACTTCAATCCATCACGAAATGTATGGTATAGATCAAATAAGTTCGTTGATGTGACTGGTCGTGCTACTCTTACAAAGGCAGAGAATGCTAGACTAACAGGTATTCTATCACAAGCTGGTTCGCTATTCAGAACAATACCTGCCTCACTAATGAACTTCATTGCTACAAACGAAACACAAAGAATCCAGATTATGTCCTTCTATAATCAGCGCATTCGTGCTGGTGAACATATGGGCGCAGGACATACAGCACAACTAATCAAATGGGTTGGCGACAAGATGCAAAAGGCTATTGACGAAGCCAAAATGCCAGCGACTAAAGCAAAGCGCAAGGCTGAAAGAGATATGATTCTTAGATGGTATCGCCAGAATGCTTCCGATCTAAAGAAGATATTCCAGCTTCAAAATCTATTGATTGATGCCAAGATGCTACTGATTGCCAAGTTCAATCAGGTGAATGACCTAGGCACATTCTTACATACAGCCGATGGTGGATATAAAGTAACAACTCCAGAAGGATATGTTGCTGCTTGGTCAACTGGTGGTGATGCTGTCAAACTGGTGGATCGTATGGAGTTTAGTAGAGCCAACTTCTTGGCTGTAAAGAACTGGGGCAAGTAATGAAAAAGGAACCCGAAAAGAAGCCTACGCCTATTATTAAAACTATCAAGAAGGTAGTTAAAGAGGCAAGAAAGAAAAAGTTATATAAATAAGGAATAAACCCGCAGAGGGAGCGAGCATGTTTAATAAAAAAGTTGTATTCATTTTCGGACGTTTTCAGGTACCTACAAAAGGCCATGCCGAAATGATTCACTTCGGTGCCAACTACGCTAAAAAGATCGGCGCCGAGTTTAGAGTTTATACCTCCAAGTCCTGGGATCCTAAAAAGAATCCTCTTCCATATCAGCAAAAGGTTTTGTTTCTTCGCCAGCTATTCCCTGGTATTAATATCGTTGACGATCCAAATGCTACAACCGCATTTGCTATTTGTAAAAAACTCTCCGATGAAGGCGTTGAAGATGTAACAATGATCACGGGTGGTGATCGTGTAGCAGAGTTCAAGAATAGTATTGGCAAGTATGTTCTGCCTAGAGATAATCCAAGATTTGACCCCAAAAGAAATTATGGGTTCCGTCGTTTTGATGTAATCAACTCTGGCGGTCGTAAGGCAGGCGTATCTGGCACACAGATGCGTGAATATATCCGTAGTGGCAAGTTTAGCGAGTTTATGAAGACCGCACCCACCACTGATAGAGCATTAGCCAAGAAGATTTTCACCGCAGCCAAATCATATCTCAAAGAAGATACTCTAACCGAGGATCTATCTCGCAAAGAGTTTGATGGTATGCTAAAAAGTTTTATTGACTTTACTGTTGGCAAACTTGGCATTGTAGAACCTCCTCAAATAGAATACAAAGAATCTGACGATCATGGCGACCAGCCATCATTTGGTGGTTATTCACCAGGTGAGAAGAAGCTAATCGTTATGACAAAGAATCGTCATCCTATGGACATCTTTAGAACTGTCGCACACGAACTGGTCCATCATAAGCAAAACGAAGATGGTAGACTCGGTAAGGATATCAAGCAAGAAGGCTCAACTGGTTCAGATATTGAAAACGAAGCAAACTCGGAAGCAGGTAAAGTAATGCGTTGGTTCGGCAAGGCTAATCCAGATAT